TCAAGCGCATTGAGGGCATCATGATCAAGACCGCTGGCATCATGCTGGTGTCGATGGCAGGAACAATTTTTGCGGCGATCTGGATGACAAAGTGATTGACCCTATCACCGCCCTTGCTGCGGTATCTTCAGCGGTAAACCTCGTCAAAAAGGCTGTCAAGACCGTTCAGGATGTCCAGTCTTTGGGACCGGTGCTTGGGCAATACTTTGACGCCAAGGCCCAGGCCATCGAGGTCGTCGAAAAGGCCAAGACTGGCGGCTTCAAAGGCTCTGCGCTTGGCAAGGCGTTGGAGCTGGAACTTGCTCTGGAGCAGGCCAGGGAATTTGAAGAGCAGGTCAAGATGCTCTTCTTTCAGTCCAACAAGATGGACGTCTGGATGCGCATCACGGCCAGGGCAAAGCAGATGGAGGCCGATGCCGCCAAGGCAGAGCGCAGACGCAAAGAGGCCCAGCAGCGCAGGCAGGCCGAGATCGACGAAATGTTTTTGATTGGCATCGCTGTCCTGACCACGGTGTTCGTTCTGGGCCTGACCTTCTACTTCGTGGTGGATGCGATGCAGCGGCATGTATGACCGAGAAGCTCAACGCCAACACCACCCTGGACAAGATTCTGGGGTACGTGGACAGCCCTTTCAAGCTGTTCGCAGTCATCCTGATGGCGGTGATCGCCTTTGCTGGTTTTGCCCTGTACGAGAGCCAGGAGTTCATCCGCGACGCCTACAAGGAGTCGCAGAAGCTGCCGGAGATACGGACAGACCGAGCCGATGATGCGGCAACGATGCTGTTCAAGCAGACTGGTGCGACGGTGGTGGCGATCTTCAAGGTCAATCCGCTGTTCAACTCCAGGACACTCTACAAGGCCTACACCAAGGACGGACGCGACAAGACCATTGAGAACATTGACGTCGGCCTGTTCACGCACAACTCGTCGAACAATTCCGATGTGGTCAAGCTGATGACCAATGAAATACCCTGCGGCGAGTACCGCTATGCACAGTCTGAGGTCGGACTTTGGTATCTTGAGAAGGGTGTTGCGTACACCTGCCGTGTGAGCGTCCCACCAGACTCGCATCGCTTCGTTGGACAGATCACGGTTGGCTGGGCAGCGCAGCCAGCAAACCTGGAGCAGACTCGATTCATGCTGGAGATTGCCAGCGCAATGTTGACCAAGAGAGGAAGCTGATATGGACTGGCTCAAGCAGATTGCACCAACGATTGCCACCGCGCTCGGTGGACCACTGGCAGGCATGGCCGTCTCGGCTGTCTCCAAGGCCATTGGCGTCGATGAGAAGGAGGTCGGCGACCTGATTGCCAGCAACAAGCTGACCGCAGATCAGATCGCTCAGGTCAAGCTGGCCGAGATCGAGCTGGCAAAGCAGGCGCAGGAGCTGGGCCTGAACTTCGAGAAATTGGCGGTCGAGGACCGCAAGAGCGCCAGGGAGATGCAGGCCACCACTCGCTCGATGATGCCGCCCATACTGGCTGGCGCTGTCACGCTGGGCTTCTTCGGAATCATGATTATGATGTTCTTCAACCAGATCGACAGCAACAATCCGGCCATCCTGATGATGCTCGGCAGCCTGGGCACCGCCTGGACAGGGATCATTGCCTACTACTTCGGCAGCTCGGCTGGCTCGCAGGCCAAGACCGATCTGCTCTCCAAAGCAACCAAGTGAGGACACCATGAAACAGAATTTCGACGCTGCGCTGGCTGCTGTGCTGCACCACGAAGGAGGGTTTGTGAACCATCCAAAAGACCCAGGCGGCATGACAAACCTCGGCTGCACCAAGAAGGTCTGGGAAGAGCATTGCGGCCATGAGGTGGATGAGAAGGCCATGCGTGCGCTCACGCCTGCTGATGTGGCACCTCTGTACAAGGCCAAATACTGGGACAAGGTGCGCGGCGATGAGTTGCCGTCCGGCGTGGACTATGCTGTGTTCGATGCCGCCATCAACAGCGGCCCAGGAAGGGCAGCAAAGTGGCTCCAGGCGTGCGTTGGCGTCGAGCAGGATGGTGGCATAGGCCCGAAGACTTTGGCGGCTGTGGCGGCCCTCGATGCGCAGCAGCTCGTCGATGACTACTCCAAGCGCAGGCTTGCTTTTCTTGTTAACTTGCCGACTTGGACAGACTTTGGCAAGGGCTGGGGCAGGCGCGTCGCTGATGTGAAGGCCAAGGCAGCCAGCATGACTGCCTGAGACCTGCTACATGGGCTTGCGCGTGCGGCACGCCTCGCGCATAGCTGGCGTAAAGTCTGGGTGGAACGATGCCATGCTGCAGTCGATGATGCGCCTTTCTGGTGCCAAGGCGGCAGACGCAGCGATCAGGACGATCCACAGGCAGATGACAAATGTCACTCCAAGCACCACCAGCATGGCGGTGGCCATCCTTCTGAGGTATCCAGGTGCAGAGCTGGGCGGCAGCGGCTCGGCGGCCAGCCTGACTGGCTTGCACTTGGCGACCTTGGAAGGTGAGCCGCTCATTTGTCCAGGCCCAGAAACAGGCAGGCATATTTGTGGCGATCGCCTTTTGAGTCGATGTAGGTCTCACCGCAGCCGACCATCCATTCCATGATCAGGAGAGCCAAGGCAATGCCGATCAAGCTGGCCAGCGCCAGGTTAAGAACTTTCTTCATTTCTTGGCCTCCGAAGGTGGCACCCAGCCCATTGCGCGAAAGCGCTCCATGATGTTGGTCGAAGCTGCTGGCACATAGCGCCAGTTCGGGTTGAGCAGACTGGACCGTTGGGCCAGCCAAGAGGGTTGCTGAGGTTGTGTGGCTTGCATGGTGGTCTCCTTGCTGGTTGATGAAGCGCCCCGAAGGGCGCAGGGTTGATCAAGCGCCTTCGTACTGCGCACGGATGGACTCAGCTTGTTCTTTCGACCGGCCAAAATATGGATGGCCATCACGGCCTTCTGCGCACCAGTCATTGATGCCAACCTCGATCTGCTCATCAAGGGTCATGTCGTTGAAACTTGGGTTGTGGATTTCGTATGCAGCTTTCACGTTCAGCTCCTTGCTGGTTGGTTGCGATGACTGCATCTTACCACGATTTCCCACAATCTATGCAACTAGGGACAAACCCTAGTCTTTTGCCTTTTTCGCAGCGATGACTCTGACAACCCGCTCCTCGGTCACGAAGCGGTGGCCATTGGCGCACTCCAAGCGCCGATACATGGTGTTGTCAGGTCGTGGACGGCTTTCCTTGACAAGCACCCAGGCCTTGCAGACAGGGCACTTCATGCGGCCACCTTCTTGCCTTCGTCTGCCAGCCCCTGCTTGATGTAGTGCAGCACCTGGGCGGCCAGCGTCCTGGTGTCTTGCTCGGCCTGGCGGCGCAGAGCCAGCTCCACATCAGCAGGGATGCGGATCGTCATGTAGCGGTCCTTTGTCTTCTCGGTGGCCATCAGTCGGTGCCTCCGGCATTGGTGACCACATCCTCGAACATGTCTGCAATGGCCTGGGCGGTGGCCAGCTCCACAGGAATGCCGTGCGTCAGCAGGCTCACCAAATCGTCCTGGCCAGCGACCTCGATGTCAAACCTGGTCTGGGCGGCGTACTTAATGGCCTGGGCCTGGTTGGCTGCGCGAATCAGGCGGTGCTTGTTGGTCTCCGTGTCGGTGACCACGTAAATGCGAGTGCTCATAGTGTTTCCTTGCGTTTGTTGAAAAAGGCACTGATCTGCCTTTTGGCATCGTCAGCACCTTTTCCCACTATACAACAGAATCCCACACTTTCAAGATAGAAAATCCAGTCTTTTTGCTCGGCACTCAGGCTGCCGCCTTTGGTGCGCTTCATCTCGACCCACAGCCCCCAGGCAGGGATGAACAAGTCCGGCACGCCTTTGACGACACCAGTGGCCTTCATCTTCGCAGCCACAGCAGGATGCCGATGGCCTCCATTGGGTACAGAGAAAATTCGCACCTCTGGATAGGTTCGCCTGAACCACTGCACCAGCATCATCTGCTCATGATCTTCGCTTGGCACTTTGTCTGTCGTCATGATGCGTTGATTTCCTTGTGGCGTTGCTTGTGGCATGGCTGGCAAAGCCACATGACGTCCAGCGGCTTGTCGTAGTCCTCATGATGCGCCAGTGATTTTTGTTCTCCGCACTTGCAGCACGGCTTTCTTATCAACTTTCCGCTTTTGATTGCGCGATAAACCATGCCGTGCGCTTTCTGTCTGCGCTGGTCTTGAGCACGCCATATTCTGGTTAATTCAACTCCAGCTTTGATTCTTTCTGAGCGATTCGCGCGATTTCTGTCGTACTGGCGAACCTTCTCAAGGTTTTCAGAACGATGCTTATGTACATCGGACTTGGTGCACTCTTTGCACTTGTTTAGGTGGCCATCAGCCATCTGAGAGTGCTTGTAAAACTCCAAGATTGGCTTGATGGTTTGGCACTTAAAACACTGTTTTTGCATGGCGATCTCCTATAAATAGCAGTCGCCATTTTACCCGTTTTAATTTTAAAATGGAATTGACATTTCCCACTTGTCGCAGCCATCCACCGTGGCCGCAAAGTCCTCGGGCGGCGTCATGTCAAACACCAGGCAATGGCCGGACTGGTTGAAATGCTCGCAAGTAAAACAGCACTTCGGCGGTCCTGACTTCACCCACTGGCGGTAGTCAAGCAGGAACTGTGGCTCTGCTGGTCTGGTGGTCATGCCCAACTCCTTTTCAAAACACGGTGAAACTTCCCGTCCATCTTGTACTCAATGCTGCTGGGCGGCTGGCTGTTGCTCATCTGCACGGCCAGGTACTCCAGCCCTTCGCTGCCGTCCATGTGCGTGGCCTGGGCCAGATTCGCACCGGACGATGTTGCCATCGTCATCAGTTGGCGCATGGCCTTGTCGCCTGCATACCCATCGTGCAGCACAGGCAGGTACTCGGTGATCGGTCTGTCGGACAGGCTGCCATAGTATGTGCAGGACAGCATCTCCTTGCCGCTGGCTCGGCTGGTGTGCCTGCGCCAGTTCCAGCTCGTCACCTCAAGGTCTTTGCCTTCCAGGCCCATGATGTCGTCGTCGCGCAGCTCCAGCTTCTTGCGCTCAGGCTCAGGGAATGCATGGCCGCAGGCAGGGCAGTGGGCCACCGAGATGGCGCACAGCTCACCGCAGTTGTCGCAGACCTTCACTGGTGCCTCGCCATTGCCTTCTCCGGCCTTCTTAGGCGGCTGCACGGCCGTGATCGGCCCATGCGTGGCCACCACGCCAGCGAAGTCCAGCACCAGGCAGTGATCGGTGTGGCTCTTGACCCGCATGCCCCGGCCTGCCATCTGAACGTACAGGCTGGCGCTCATGGTCGGGCGCAGCATGGCGATCAGGTCGATGTCAGGGTAATCGAAGCCGGTGGTCAGGACGTTGGCATTGGTCAGGGCGCGCAGCCTGCCGGCCTTGAAGTCGGCCAGCATCTTCTCGCGTTCCTTCTTTGGCGTTTCACCCGTCACGCAGTCAGCGGCAATGCCGTGCTGTTGTAGGACTTCGGCTACATGCTGTGCGTGCTTGACGCCTGTACAAAACACCAGCCAAGCCTTGCGGTCGCCTGCCAGATCAATCACCTCGCGCACCACCCGCTGGTTGTTGTCGTCTGTATCGACTGCGGCCTGCAGCTCGGCCTCAATGAACTCACCGCCACGCTTGTGCACGCCAGTGGTGTCCAGCTTGGCCTTGGTGACCTTGGATCGAAGGATGGCCAGGTTGCCCTTGTAGACCAGCTCCTCAATGCTGGTCGGTTCAATCAACGCATCAAAAAGTGCAGGCTTGTCAGTGATTAGGCCATGACCAAGCCTGTAAGGGCTAGCTGTAAGCCCCACCACCCTCAGCGCAGGGTTGATGGCCTTAAGCTCACCCAGCAGGCCTCTGTATCCACCTTCGTCCTTGTGATTGACCAGGTGGCACTCGTCAATGATCACCAGATCGATGTGGCCCAGCTCCTTGGCCTTGCTGCGCACCGACTGGATGCCTGCAAAGGTGATCGGCTCGCCGAGCTGCTTCTTGCCGATGCTGGCGCTGTAGATGCCCATCGGAGCGCCTGGCCAGTGCAGGCGCATCTTCTCGGCGTTCTGCTCGATCAGCTCCTTGACATGCGTGAGCATTAGAATCTGCGTCTCCGGCCAGTTCTGCAGGGCGTCCTTGCACAGCGCAGCCACAATGTGCGACTTGCCGGAGCCGGTCGGCAGCACCAGGCATGGATTGCCGTGGTGGCCAGCCTCGAACCAGGCATAAAGCTGGTCGATGGTGCGCTGTTGGTAGTCACGCAGCATTACGAGTGACCCTAGAAATTGCCCAAGCCCAAATTGCACCTCCAGCAACCTTAGCCACAAACTGCATCAAAACGATATGCGGCATCAATACACCAAAAGCAATTGTTGGAAATACGATCGAATCGACTGCTGCCGCAGCAATGTTGCTTGTATTGCTTCGCTTTAGCCACGATCCAGAAACCTTGCTAAATACAGCAAAGTCAATAAGTGCAGCAATGGTAAAAGCACTTGCAGATGCGATGGCAATCATTCCAGCTGCTGGATTAAGGACATATGTCAACACACCAGTTCCAGCAATTAAAGCAAGCATGTGCGTTTGTTTTAATCTGACATGCAACCAATCTCGCATCGCAAGATCAAATCCAATAAGAAAGAATGAATTGATTGGCGATACGACTGGCCCAAAAGTAGCCACTGAAAGATTTGCCAATGTCATGGCAATTGCATAAGAGATCACTGCGAAAAACATAAATCTAACTCCTGTTGGTTTGGAAATGTCCAGCGTGCTGGACTGTTTTGGGATTCAATACGTGAACGCATAACTGCGGCACGCGATTCTTTAGTTGGTGGTGTGTATGTACCTTTCCATGCGCTATCAATGCCAACATTACGACCGATGTTGGTTGAATCTGCACTGGAAAGCGGTATGCGTGTAAACACTTCTGGATTCAACATCCTTAGTCCATGCAATTTGCATAATGGCTGGCCAGCAATGTTGCAGCAGTGACTCATGGCATCACCAATTCGTTTCCACCATATCTCATTGCCAACAGTAGAAAATTCACCAGATGAGCCAATGCATACACGTGGCCATGTTGCGCTTAGACGAGCTAGGCGCTCCAGGCTTTCGTGCATATGCCACACAGGAGCACCAAACCATTTTGGAAGCGGCCATTCTTCCAACAATTTGTCGTTTGCTTCTTCATCACCATCAATAACGTCTGGGATCACAGCAAAATCACAGTTTGGAGTCACCATGCATTCATATGCCCATTCGTAATATGGCTCCCAATTTGCGATGGTTTCTCCTGCCATCCAAGCCGAAAATGCACCGTTGTCAATTGCGTAAGACTGGCAAACATCAACAGCCAAAGACCATTGATCTTTATGTCTAAAACTGACAAAAGCATGCCCAGCATTTATTGCGACTGCTGCCACCGTTGCTGAAGTAATTGGAAGGCCGTGGTAATGAATCATCCCACAATCCTTCCACCAAAGTCCTTGCGCATCTCGGCAATAAACGAATCACCGCTGGCGCAGGCAGCGGCATTGGCCAGCAGCTCCTTGGAGCTGTAGACACCTTCTTGCTCTGGGTCACCGTTGGCAATGGTCACGCCACCAACCACATACACAGCCGTCCACTCGTCCGGCCCGTCCTTGCGCTGCCAAGGCACCAGATCGGGATGCAGGACATGGCTCTCGCAGCCGGTGCGTTGTGCCTCCAGCGGTATCGTGTCGTCCCACTTGGCGCAGTGCCAAGTGCTGTCGCCCTTGGCCGTGCTGTGGGCGCAGGTGCGGCAGTTCACATGCTGGGTGGTCTTGCTCTGGTGGCAGAAATCATGCGCATCGCAGAACTTGCACTGATACCAAGATGGATCGGTGCTGATCGGTGGCGGCATGCGGTCTTCCATCGCCAGACGGTGGCCGCGGTCAATGTACTTCTCAGCCACCACCTGGTCGTATCGCACGCGCTCGGTGTAGATGCGGTCGTCATCCTTGCAGACCGCCACGTACAAAGCCCGATCAATCTCTGTGCCGTGCATGTAAAGTTGCATCTGGACGAAGTGTTCAGGCTTGGACTTCTCGACACCGTTCTTCTCCAGGTCGTCGAATGACTTCTTGCTGTGCGTCTTGAACTCGGCCACATGGCGCTTCTTTGGCGCTTCTGGCACTCCAGACTCGATGATGGCGTCCAGGCTGCCGGACACATGGCAGCCAAGGTCTACCCTGGTCTGCTTGCCGGACGTGCTGCGAATGTCCATGCCAATGGCTCGCAGGTCGCTGATAATGTTGGCCTCCTCGAGCTGGCCACGCCTGAACAGGCGCAGGACTCGGCCTGGGAACTTGGGCTGCACAGCCCAGCGAAACGACAGCCACAGCCAGCGGTCGCAAGCGTGGCCAAGCTGGCTGCAGCCCATGTGGCCCCTTGGCTGCTCAGCCTTTGCTTCGTGCGCTTTGTCAATTAGCGCCTGGATGGTATGCTCTGACTCGGGTATCTTCATGCCCGTCTCCTTTTGGTAGTTGCCCATTGCCCCAGGTTCCTCACGGTTCCTGGGGCTTTTTCTTGCTTACTTGGATTTCACCCAGGGCGGCGATGCCTTGGCCGGTGCAGACGCTGCTGCCGGAGCTGCCGCCGGTGCTGCAGCCTTAAATGCTGCTGGTGCTGCGGCACCGTTGATGGCACGGTAACCCTTGACCTCGTTGCTGGCCTCATAGGTCTTGCCGGTCTTCTCGTCGGTGCGTGCTGCGCGAATGGTCAGCTTGATGTTGACATTGCCACCGATGAGCTGGTCGGTGTCGGTCACCTTGGCCAGCCCGACCGCACGCATGATTTCGCCAAGCTGCTGGCGGCCGATCTCCTCGGCCTTGGCACTTGCGTTCTTGATGTTGAGGTTTGAGAACACCACCCGGCCTTGGTGCGTTGGACCGGTGATGTCCAGGCGCAGCTTGATGTACTGGCCGCCACCGTCGTTGGTGTTCTTCAGCTCAGCCTGTGTGATGCTGGCGTTGTAGTTGCCTTCCGGCAGCGGCTCGAAGTTGCCGCCAGTGCCTTGCGGCAGTTCGTTTGCGTCGAAAGTTTGTCCGAGAAAAGCCATGATGAATTACTCCTTGATGATGTCAATGGTGAAAGAAGGGCGGCCAGGCTTGGCCGTGATTGCGCCAGCCAGTGGCCGAGTGATGCGTTCGTCGGCGGCCTTCCAGATGGCCATGTTGATCTCCGGCTTCCAGCGGAACAGTGTCGAGAGGTGATCTGTCAGGCCAGCCTCTGCGGCCAGCTCCTGCACCTTGTCTGCATCCACCTTGCGGTCGATGCGGCCCACGACCTTGACCCGAAAGCCTTCGAGCGCCAGGGTCTCGGTGCCTTCAGTGTCGTCACGGATGCTGGCGGTCTTGCGCATCGCATCCTCCAGATCGCGGCGCTTTTCGACTGCCACACGCTCGGCCTCTTTGGCCTCCAGCCATTCGGCTGCCATTTGCTCCATCGTCTTCATGCGGTCCTCGCTTTCAGCATGTCGTCGGCCATTTGGTATGCAGCCTGAGCAATCTCCGGCATCGGCATTGCTGCGTCCATCAGTCCCTGCATCGCCTTCGCCGCAAAGTAGTCGCGCAGGGTCATGCCTTGACTTTGTTTAATGGATACAGCCGCTACAACGCGGTCGTTGCCTTGCGGAAACGCTGACCCGCCTGTTTTTGTATAGTTCATGCCTTGCCCCCAATCTTGGCAAACACTGCGCTCAGGTCCGGTGCCTCCCAGGCATCCAACTTGCCGCTGCGGTCCTTGGCCAGCCACAGGCCATCCGAGTCGCACATCAGCGCACGCTGGGTGGCTCCGTCGCTGTCCTTCTCAACACGCAGGGCCAGCACCTCGTCGAAGAAGTAGGGCAGCGCCTGGCCGGTCTTGTTGCCAGGCATGCTGGGCGCGTACAGCACCCGGCCCATCTCGTCCTGCGTTTTCTCCAGCTTGGCGCTCATGTAGACGTGGCGGCCAGGCAGGTCGCGGAAGGCGCGAATGATGTCGGCCATCTGCTCCTGCATCGCACCGTAAGCCTGGCGTGGGTCTTTGGTGGCCTTCTTCTCGGTGTTCAGGCACACCTCAGCGATCTCGCTGATGCTGTCCAGTGCCACCGATTTGTAGGACTTGGCCTCGTCGCTGCTGGTCAGCCAGGTGTAAGCCTCCTGCAGCTCGGTCATCGAGGTGATCTCAATGAATGGCAAGTCTGCGTCCTGGATGGACAGCAGGCCGCCTTCAGCCGACAGCACAATGGGGCTGGGGAGGGTTTTGATCAGGCTGGTCTTGCCAGCACCGGCCTGGCCATAGACCAGGACTTTGACACCGTTGGCAGCCATGCTGCCGGTGGTCTTCACGTTGATTGCCATCAGGCTCTCCTTTTGGTTGCTGCGCTTTCGGACCATCCGGTTGCGCAGTGGTTGCACTTTACCATATTTTCCGGTTAAGATGTCAACACCCCGCGAAAATTTATTTGGAAAGGCTGGATGATGAAAACGCAAGAGGCAATC